AAGGCTGATATTCTCATCCATTGGATGGAACATACAGACCCTCAATGTTTTGAAGCACAGGACGCAAACGACTGAAGGAACGGGTTTTAATTAACTCATTTCTTTAGGAGTACCTACAATGAACACTTTAAATCTCATCCGTAAGCAAATCGACAAAGCAGCAGCACTTCATGACGCACAAATTGCTATGACTACCTATCGTGGTGTCAAGTTTGAGTGTAAGAGTGGAGAGGTTGACGAAGTGCATGGCACTTTCTGCTATCGTGGACATACTTACAATAAGTGATATGCAAATACTACAAATAACTGGGTTCGTAACCCTTTTTTCTGTAGCATTCATTTCACTGATATATGGAGAGATTAAACTTCTTTCCAAATAATTACAGAGGGGAATTGCTTCCCCTCTTTTTTTATGCTATAATAGGTCGTGAAGCAACAACTACATATGGATAAAGAACGACTGAAACTTATTGTTCGTAATCTTGAATTACTTGTTGACGGTCTAAAGGCAGAAGTGTATTCTGATGTGGATGCATACAAACCAAGAGAAGTTCCTTCAAGAAAACTAGATTATGATGAAGTCTTTGAGGACGATGATGACTAATACGAATCGCACAAAGAGACTTATTAAAATGCTTGAAAGGTTTCTTGAAAGTGACCATTTGCAAGAAGCAGAACAGGTAGAAGAAGCAAAGAGAGAACTTGCCTCTCTTAGAGAACAAATTGAGCAAGTAGAAAAAGACAATTACAAAGGATTTGGTAAAAAATGAGTGTACGATTGATTAGTGTGACTCCCGATGCGGAGAAAACAATGGGTTATGTTGCTCGTGTAAGCAATCCATCTAACCAAGAGAATCCCAAGGTTGCAGGACTTCTCAAATATTGCGTGAATCACCAGCACTGGTCTGTCTTTGAGCAGGCATTCATGACTCTTGAGATTGAGACTACTAGGGGGCTGGCAGCTCAAATTTTGAGGCACCGTTCGTTCACATATCAAGAGTTTTCCCAACGCTATGCTGATTCCTCCCTATTGGGTGAGACGATCCCTCTCCCAGAACTCCGTCGTCAAGACACCAAGAATCGTCAGAATTCTATTGACGATATTGACCCGTTTACGATTCAAAAGTATCAAATGCTGATGCAGGATCACTTCAAAGATGCGATGGAACTCTATCAAAAAATGCTTAATGAGGGAATCGCAAAGGAATGTGCTCGTTTTGTGCTTCCTTTGGCAACACCGACTAGACTCTATATGAGTGGTTCCTGCCGTTCTTGGATTCACTACATCACTCTGAGGTCTGCAAACGGCACACAGAAGGAGCACATGGACATTGCAGAGGCATGTAAGAAAATCTTTATTGAGCAGTTCCCGACTGTTGCCGAAGCACTTGAATGGGTATGAAGATAATTGATAATTTTCTGTCAAAAGAAGAATTTTTGACTGTAAGGGATAATCTCGTGTTTAATCCGGGATTTCCCTTTTTTCTTCATCGGGGTATAACAAAACCAGGAGATTCAAATAATGATTGGTTTGGTGCTCATGTAATATATGATCAAGGAGTACCGACTTCTGATGTGTATGAAGAAATAGGAAACATCTTTTTTCCATACTTTGAAATGAGATCACTTTTGAGGATCAAGATCAATTTCTATCCACATACCCATAGTGTCATAGAACATGCATCACATGTTGATTATGATTTTTCACATACTGCCGCAATTTTTTCACTGAATACGTGCAATGGGTATACAAAAATCGGTAATGATGCTATTGTAGATAGTGTTGAAAATAGGATTGTATTTTTTGATGGATCCAATCAGCACAGATCTACAACAACTTCAAATCAATCAGGCAGATTTAATATAGCTTTCAACTACCTGTAATAATTATATGGAAATAAAAGCTACCAGATATTATAGTGGAGAACCAATAACTCCATTTGCTCCATTTTGGGATTATACAATTGCAATATGCAAACTTGATATTGATCTTGCATCGATGAAAGAATTGATCCTGAAAAAAGAGAAAGAAATCATAGAAGAATATCCTAAAGATAAATTTCCTCTTGTTGATGGTGGAACTGGTCTTGGTCTTGACAGTTTGACTTCAAGATTTAAGTACTTTAATCTTTTAACTTGGGATCATCCCGTATGTAAGCAACTACACGAAAGTATTCGGTCTCTTCACTTAAAATATCATTGGGAGTTACTTAAAATGGATCCTCCAGATTTAAAGATTAGATGTTGGGCAAATGTTTTAAGGAAAGGTGAACGTATTAAAAAACATGTTCATGCAATTCATCCTGGTTCATATCTTAGTGGTCATTTTTGTGTAAGCACTATTGATAGTTCTACCAAGTATGTTCCTCCATATAAAACTGATAATGTGGATATTGAGATAGAAAATGTTTCTGGTGAAATGACACTATTTCCTACTTGTCTTCCACACTATACTACTGTCACTAAATCGGATGAACCAAGAATAACGATTGCCTTTGATATTATTCCTATTCAAGGAGTAACACCGTATGATAATGAAAATTTAATTATTCTTTGATTATCCTTCAACTACCTATAATAAATATTTTTATCTTGGATTTTTAACAATGTCAACATATCCTGTAGTCCACAAAGAGACTGGTGAGCAAAAAGAAGTGGTGATGAGTGTCCACGAATGGGATCAATGGAAAAAAGATAATCCTGATTGGCAACGGGATTGGTCAGATCCCTCAACCTGTCCTCAACCAGGAGAGGTTGGCGATTGGCAGAATAAACTAATTGCAAAAAATCCTGGTTGGAATGATGTGCTTGGAAAAGCAGCATCAGTTCCTGGTTCAAATATCAAGAAGATTTAATATGGCAAGACGGAAAAGATCATCTGCAACAGAACAACCTATTGGAGTTGGACTGACTACAAAGCAGATGAAAAGAAAGAAACCACTGAGTTCTAGTTACTTGGTGGACATTGATCCACTTACGGAAAATCAAAAAACATTATTTGATTCTTATCAAGAAGGAAAACATTTAGTTGCCTATGGTTGTGCCGGAACAGGTAAAACTTTTATTACTCTCTATAATGCACTACGAGATGTATTAGACGAGAACACCCCTTATGAGCGCATCTACCTCGTCAGGTCTCTTGTAGCAACCAGAGAGATTGGTTTCCTGCCCGGTTCCCACGAAGACAAGGCAGATATTTACCAGATTCCTTATAAGAATATGGTGAAGTATATGTTCCAGATGCCTAGTGATGCCGATTTTGAGATGTTGTATGGCAATCTCAAGGCACAAGAATCAATCAAGTTCTGGTCTACATCTTTCCTACGTGGAACTACACTTGATAATGCGATTGTGATTGTTGATGAGTTCCAGAACCTCAACTTCCATGAACTTGATAGTATTATCACTCGTGTTGGTGAAAATACACGCATTTGTTTCTGTGGTGATGCACGTCAGTCTGATTTGAACAAGGCAAATGAGAGAAACGGTATTGTCGATTTTATGAACGTATTGCGTAAAATGCCTTCTTTTGATATAATCGAATTTGGGATTGATGATATCGTTCGTTCCGGTCTTGTCAAAGAATATCTCACTGCAAAAATGGAATCAGGTTTTTAATGTTTAATCATATTGATATTAGTCTCCCTCAACTTGAGAGGGAGACTATTGATGGGGTGAGATATTACTCTGTCCCCGACGAAAATGAACTCCTTCGACTGGTCTCCATCACTTCTGTGACCAGTCATTTTAATAAAGAAATCTTTGTTAATTGGAGAAAAAAGGTTGGCAATGAAGAGGCAGATCGTATCACAAAGGCTGCCACAAGTCGTGGTACGGATATGCATACTCTCACTGAGCATTTTTTAAAGAATGAAGAACTCCCAAAGGTTCAACCAATTTCCGATTTTCTCTTCAAGATTTCTAAAAATAAACTCAAGAATATAAATAATATTCATGCCCTAGAAGGTTCCCTATATAGTAAGCAGTTAGGTATTGCTGGAACCGTCGATTGTATTGCAGAATACGAGGGTGAGTTAGCAATAATTGACTTTAAAACTTCAAAGAAACCAAAACCACGAGAGTGGATCGAACACTATTTTGTACAGTGCATGGCATATGGTTGTATGCTGTACGAACTGACTGGTATTTCAGTCAAAAAACTTGTAATCATTATGGCTTGTGAAAATGGAGAATGCGTCGTCTATGAAGAACGAGACAAATCAAAGTACATCAAACTTCTTACCGAATATATTAGAAAGTTTGTTAGAGATAAACTGGAACTCTATGGAACCGAATAAAGAACTAGAACAAGCAATTCAAAGTAAATTTCTAACACCTTCTAAGTTTGCATTAGAAATTGAAAAGATTGTTGCCGAAGAAAAAATCAATTACATTGATGCAATCGTACACTATTGCGAACTCAATGAACTTGAGGTAGAATCGGTAACGAAACTTGTATCCAAACCACTGAAAGAAAAACTGAAGTGGGATGCTACGAGACTTAATTTTATGAAAAGAACTTCGCGTGCTCGATTACCTCTATGATTTCTCGTGATGAATTAATGCACCATCGTCTTCAGGCTTGGTTGAGAGAAAACCAATCCGAAGATCTTGCATATCTTGGTTATTATGAAGATACCATTGGACAATTAAAACATTGGTATCGTATTGCAGAACACGAAGTTTCTGTTGATTGTATTGAAGATCTTGAATTAGTCGATGCTGAAAGTGAGTCCCTTTGAAACCTACCAACATTATTTGTCTCTAAAAAATCATTTTACTAATCCAAAATATGATTTTTTCAAGTATGGTGCGAAGACCCGTGCGAGTGTAACCTCTTTCAATAAGAGGAAAGATAAGTATTGGTTTGAAAAAACTTCGCGTAAATATAGTGATAAGGAAGTCGTAGATTTCCTTGTATCTAATTTCACTGCCACCGATAACCCACAAAACCTATGGATTGGAGAAATTATCAATTCTGGCGAAAGAAACTACGCCGAGTGGATGAAAAGACAGCAGAGTTTGACCTACTTGTTCAAAGAGCAAAGCAACGAATTGTTATCGGAGAACGAGTTAGAGACTTTATTCAACTGTACCAAGGGACATCCTCTAATACTCAAAAAGTTTCTAAGCGGGAGAGTATCGCTAGAAACCTTAACAATCTTCGACAAAGTATTCCATTTCTCAAAAAACTTTGATAAGAAGTTAGACGACCCAGTGTGGGAATCCGTCAGTTTGAAAGTAAAAAAATATTCTCCATTCCTAAATATTG